GACCTGACCTGGCTGTCGTCTGACCCGACGGCTATTGACCAGGAGCAGCCCCGAGCAGCGGCGGCTGTGGCGGCGGCCTACGCCTCACTGAACGACACCGACACCCCTCCGGCCCCGGCCCCCAAAGACTGCGTCTGCGGGGAGACCTGCAAGAACGGCGTCTGGAAGCCCGACGGACGGGTGGAGCAAATCTGCCGCTGCGAATGCGACCGCTGCAAGCGGGAACGCAAGCACGGCAAGGTCGGCGACTGCCCCGATGGGAAGTGCAAGAAATGAGCGACATCATCCGCAAGGCCAGGCGCGGCCTGTACGCCAACATCCACGCCAAGCGGAAGCGCATTGCGGAAGGCAGCGGAGAGCGCATGCGCAAGCCCGGGTCGGAAGGCGCCCCATCTAGGCAAGACTTCATTGACTCACAAAGGACGGCCAAGAAATGAGCGACCGCCTGCGAAGACTCATGCGCGCCCGCCAGAACGCGATGCTGGAGGCTGCCCAGGCCCGGCGGCCTATCGACCTCGAACACCTCCGGGATCAGGTCGGCGAGCAGCTTGAGCGGGATTACTTCCTGGACCAACTCTCGCCTATCCCCCTTGGGGCTGATCGCCTCCAGGACATGTACGCGCCCATGTTTGAGAAGAGCATGGCGCGCCAGATCCTGGAGCAGTACCTTTCTGGTAGGGCCAGAACCATGCAGCAGGAGATGGCCCAGTCCGGCGGCTCCTCGTTGATGAGCCCCATGATCTCGTCGGTGGTTCAACTGGACAGGTGACCGATGGCCGAGACCCGCCAGTGCGATAAGTGCAGCCGGGTGCTGCCGCTCGACAAGAAGCACTTTCCGCACGTACCCGGTGGATCCCACTCCTTCCAGAAGGTCTGCAAGAAGTGCAAGCTCCGGATTCGCCGGGACAAGCACCTCGACAAGCTGGAGGGCAAGGCGGTCGATCAGTTCATTGCCCGCTCGATCTCGGGCGGCTCGAACATCCCGCACACGGCCGAACTGCTTGAGAGCCTGATGAACTACTTCGGCGGGGCCAACGGCTTCGCCAGCATCGTCCTCAAGCAGTATTTCGAGAGCCCTCCGGGCGGCCGGATCCGGAACTCGATCATCGAGATGGTGACCCGTCTGGCGGCCAAAAATACCGAGCAGGGCGGCGCCAAGAAGCCCATCCAGATGTATTCAGAGGATGAGCTGGAGGCCGAGATCAACAAGCGGCTGGAGCAGGCCGTGCTTGTATATGGAGGAAAGAGGTATCTCAATGCAACCGCAGAAGACGCCGCTACATACGCCGGCCTCCCCGCTTCCGACGGTCCAGAACATCTCGTCGTACCAGCGGGAAGAGCTGAAGACGCTGCAAGCCGAGTTGAACGAGAGGCGAATCGAAGCCTTGAGGCTATACAAGCCCACGCCACTCCAGTGGGAGTATCACCAGTGCAAGTCGAGCGAGACGCTGGTGATCGGGGGGAATCGGTCGGGTAAGAGTCTTTGCACATTTGTGGAGGACGCATGGGCAGCGACTGGAACCCATCCCATCGAAGGAAAGTATCCAAAAGAGGGCGGGAACCTCGTCATCGTTGGCCAGAACTGGAAACACATAGGTCTGGTCGTGGTGCCCTATCTGCTAAGGGCCGGGGCGTTCAAGATCATCCGGGACGAGCAGACGGGGATCTTTCGAGCCTTCGACCCGATAGCCGACGCGCCCAGAGCGAAGGAGGCCAAGCCGGCCCCGCCGCTGATTCCCCCACGGATGATTAAGTCCTTCTCCTGGGTTCTCAAGTCCGCTGGCTATCTCAACTCCTGCGAGCTGGTGAACGGCTGGACGATCTACTGCTTCTCAAGCGAAGGCGATCCTCCGCAAGGGTTCAGGGCCACACGGGTCCACATTGACGAGGACTTGGGGAATGAGTCATGGGTTCCAGAAATGCAGGCCCGCCTTGCCGACAACAAGGGCCTCTTTTGCTGGTCCGCCATGCCCCACTCCAAGAATGAAGCCCTGATTGGATTGAACGAGAGGGCAGAGAAAGCAGAGGAGCAGGGAAACACCGGGGACATCAAGCGGTTCGTTCTGCGATTCCTCGATAACCCGCATATCGACCAAGACGAAAAGCGGAAGATGATCGAGCGCTGGAGCGCCGTCGGCGACGACGTCCTCCGGCAAAGGTCCGAGGGCGAGTTCATCACGGACTCGATCCTGGTCTACCCCAACTGGAACATGGGGGTCCACGGGTTCGACCGCGCCGCCCTGCCAGGCGGCCAGGTGCCCCGGGAGTGGTGCCGATACGCCGTGATCGACCCCGGCCACGCGGTCACCGCCGTGCTGTTCGCGGCCGTCCCGCCGAGCGGCGACTTCATCCTGCTGTACGACGAACTCTATATCCGGAACTGCAATGCCATCATCTTCGGGCAGGAGTTCAAGAAGAAGGTCATGGACCAGGACTTCTACGCCTTCCTGATCGACGCCCACGGCGCTCGGCTGACGGACATCGGCTCAGGCAAGAGCCCGCAGGACCAGTACACCGAGCAACTTGTCGTTCAGCAGATCCGCTCCAAGACCACAGGCCACTCGTTCATTCCAGGGGCCGACGACGTTCAGGCCGGTCTGCACGCCGTGCGCACGATGCTGCACATCCGGCCCGAGGGAACTCCCCGGCTCCGGGTCCTGCGGGGCGCCATGCCCAACTTCGAGCGGGAGATGAAGCGGTACAAAAAGCAGATCAACTACGTCGCAGGTACGGCCATCGTGACAGACCAGCCAAACAAGCGAGGGGAGTTTCACTTGGTTGATTGCCTGAGGTACTTGTGTGCCTACGAGCCTAAGTACCACAAGCCTGAACTACATGTAGAAACTCCGTGGTGGGTGAAGTGGAAGGAGAACCGGGAGAAGGCCAAGGGGCCGCCGGCTGTCTACCTGGCGCCAAACTCCTACGCCGAGACTTGGTACGCCTGAAACGACCGTTGCGGGGCGGCGGATTTCAGCCGTAGATTCCCCATGTCGCTCGTCACATGGAGGTAAATATGTCTTTCGAGATGCCCGAACTCGCCGTCGGGGACATGGTTGTCTGGTACTCCAACCCCTTCGCCCCCCAGGATCCCGTCATGGGCTGGGTGTCCCGTAAGCCGGGCTCTCAGGCCATAAACATTCTTGTGTGGGCCGAGGATGCGGGCTTCGTGGAGAAGCCGTCGGTCAGGCACATGAACGACCCGTTTTGGAGGGAATCGGACACGGCAGCCGCCTGGGGCAAGTGGGGGTCTTTTGACCTGCACCCCAGCACCAAGGCGCTCAAGGAACTTCACGGCCTCCTCACTCGACAGAAGATCGAGGCGGCCAAGAAGAAGCCGGTTCCGCAGGAAGCATGAGCGACCGAATCCGCCGCCTGAAAGCCGCCGCCTGGACACGCAAAGAAGGCCAGGATCCGGACGGCGGGCTGAACGCGAAGGGGCGGGCTTCCTACAACCGAGAGACGGGAGGGAACCTCAAGCCTCCGCAGCCTGAGGGTGGCCCGCGCAGGGACTCTTTCTGCGCCCGGAGCGCTGGGCAAATGAAGATGTGGCCAGAAGCCGCCAAGGACCCAAATAGCCGACTGAGGAAAGCCCGAAGGGCCTGGGACTGCTAAGCCATGGACTACCCCATCGACCCCTCCACTGACGCATCGGAAGACGGCGGGCTCCCGGAGATCCCCGAGGAGGAGGTCGGCCAGAAGCGGATGGAGGACGCTCTGCGATCCGTGGCGACGTCCTGGCTGTCCAAGATCAAGCAGGCCGAGAAGCACAAGCGGCCGTTCACTGAAGACGCCAAGGAAGCCATGAACTTCTTTGACGGCTCCGGCGACTGGTTCTGGAAGGACAAGTCCCGGGTGGACGCCTCCTTCCCGAAGATCCAGCCCCCCAGCTTCCGCATGTCTACGAACAAGGTGTTCGAGGCCGTGAAGCTCTTCGGGTCCGTGATCTACGCCCGGAACCCCACCCGCACGGTCACGCCCCGCACCTTCCCGGTCATCTCGCCCACGGCCCTAGGGATTGACCTCAACCAGCCGCCGCAGATCGACCCCATGACGGGCGCGCCCGCCCCGAACGAGGCAGTCATCCAGTTCATGCAGGCGTCCCGATTCGTCGGAGACCTGGAGGAGAAGCGCAGGTCGATTGGGCAACTCCTTGAGGCGTACTTGAACTACACGCCGAACGAGTTGAACTTGAAGGACCATTCCCGCAGGGCCGTGGACGAAGGCATCATCAAGGGGATGGGGGTGTGGTGGACGGAGCTTGTCGAGCTTCCCACCGACGAAGGCGAGACCTTCGGCATGATCGGTTCGTTCGCCGACAGCGTGGACAACCTGCTGTTCGATCCGGACGCAGACGAGCAGGAGGATCTGCTCTGGATCGCCCGCAAGTGCATCCACCCGGTCGATGAAGTCGCCCGCAAGTACGGGCTCAGCCGCGAAGAACTCAAGGGCCACCTGGAGAGCTACGTGGCCCGGAGCGAAGAGGACAACCGCGACTACAAGCACAAGAAGCGGAACGGCAAGACCAACGACCTGATCGTCTACTGGAAGATCTACAGCAAGACCGGCTTCGGCCACACGCTCAAGGGATCTCCGAAGGACTACCGGGAGATGTTCGACTCTCTCGGCGAACACTGCTACATCGTCGTAGCGGAGGGCGTGGACTACCCCCTCAACGTCCCGAAGGAAGTGGCGCTGGAGCAGCCCGACGAGAGCGGCCTGCCCAATAGCCTGTTCACCCGCACGCGCTGGCCGATTCCGTTCTATGCCGAGATCAACGGCTGGCCCTGCACGTTCCTCCAGTTCCACCGCAAGCCCGGCTACTCCTGGCCCATCAGCCATCTGAAGCCCGGCATGCCTGAACTCAAGTTCATCAACTGGGCTATGAGTTTCTTGGCAACGCGGATCATGGTGTCCTGCAAGACCATGGTGGGCGTGGCCAAGGCCGCCGGGGACGACATCAAGGACCAGATCCTCAAGCACGAAGAGAGCGGGTTCTCGCTGATCGAGCTATCCGAGACCCTGGGCCGGTCGGTGGACGACATCGTGTCGATCTTCCAGATGCCGCCCGTCTCCCCGGAAATCTGGCAGGTTTTGCAGGCTGTCAGCGACCAGTTCGACAAGCGCGTAGGCCTCACCGAGTTGGTCTATGGCATGACGCGGAACCAGTTCCGGTCGGCCGCAGAGGCTCAGGTCAAGTCCGAGCAGATCTCTGTCAGGCCCGATGACATGGCCAATGCCTTGGAAGACGCCATGAGCGAGCTTGCAAGGAAGGAAGCCATGGCCGCCAGGTGGCTGTTGCAGGCCAAGGACGTCGAGCATGTCGTCGGCCCGCTGGGCGCCATGGTGTGGGAGCAGAGCGTCCAGCAACTCAGGCTCCACGAAGTCGCCCGGGAGTTCGAGTACCGCATCGAAGCCGGATCCGCCCGCAAGCCGAACAAGGCGTCCAGGGTCGAGCAGATGCAGATGGCGCTCCAGACTCTCGGTCCCGTACTTCAAGGGCTGCTCCAGCAGGGCATGGTTACCCCCTGGAACGCACTCATCACCGACTGGGCGAAGAGCCTGGACATCGACCCGACCAACTACCTCGTACCGCCCCCGCCGCCTGCGCCACCGCCGCAGCAGCCCCTGGCTACTCCTCCAGGCGAGGGACCGCCACCCAGCGAGCCTGGCGGCGGGGGCCAACCACCAGAGGAACCGCCGCCTGAACCCGGCATGCCACCCCAAGTCCCGCAGGAGTTG